CGAGATGATAAATAGCCGTCTCTTCCGTCCCTGCCTTTAAATCTTCCTTTAACTGAGTCGTTTCCTGATCCAGCGCCTCAATGGCGTCATCCATCTCATTAAGTTCGGACGCCATCAGGACGTCTCCGGACTGGTAGTTATGTTTTTCGTATGCCATTGGTTACCTCCTTAGTCGAAGAGTTCATAGAGCATATAGATGCCGTTGCTGATCTTGTACGTCGGATCACTTGGTAGAACCGGAGAACTGCCAAAGCAGATATATACATCAAGCTTATCCTCAAAATACAGACCACCAGGATAATGAGTGGTGTATTGATCAAGAACACCATCAACAACAAGTTCATGAGCGTTCTCATACATTACGCTTGAAGCACCGGATATTGTCCCAAAAGATCGCCCCTGAGGGGATAGTCTGCCATTTCTTACAGTTCCCTCAAGTAATCCCAAAATACCTTCTGAACCGTTACCAATAATTTTTATAAGATTCGATGTTATCAACGCATGACCAGTACCGTCTCTTGAAGTTTCCATTGGTACAAGGTTGGCTCCCTTCCTGATAACTGTTTCTTCATCTTTTATTATTTGAAGACGTGCATGTGAATTTGCCTCTGATACATCTGATGTTGTTGTGTTATACACGCTTGGGCTTGTGTAACACCCATTGCCGAATACGGCAAGCATATGTAATACACCCGGACCATCCAGTGACGCAATGTGTGTCATCACTGATCTCGAAGGCGTATTGTTTGCGGCAGATGATATATTGCTGATTACGCCGGCGGATCCCGCCTCAAACCTCTTAAAATAAAATTTAGACGGTGCACTATTCGCGCCGCCCATCCCAAAACCATTCACATCAATAGCCATCAGCTCACCTCCGTAACCTCGAAGATCACCGGGATATCAATCTCCGGCGTCTGTCCGAGTGCTGTGATTATATTGTTGCTCGAAGATCCCACCATCCTCGCACGGGCAAAAGCTTTCTGCTGCAGGAGCGTTGCCGTGCTTCTCAGCGAGATTTCAAGATTGTACTTATCAATCGCGTACTGCCCTTCGAGGTTGTACGTCCCATCTGTTCCCCACTGCGATGCAAGCAGTGTTCCGTCAACGAACGATGTCCGGGATGGCAGCTTCTTGGCAAGTGCAAGATAACTTGTCACGCCTGTACCGCCACGCTCCAGACCGAGCACGCCGTCCGTCAAATCATCCGTGCTGTGCTCATGCTTTGCCGGAGCCGCGCCTACCTGCGAGTATTTTACGCTGTGCGGGTTCGTGTTATCCCTCAGATGCTCCAGTATGGTGCTGACTGTCTTTGCAAGGATTCCCATAAAGACCGACAGTTTCGATCCGCTCGTGGGGACTGTCAGAGTTCTGGGAGCGGTGAACGTCACAGTCTGATCGGACGGTGCAAGGTTCGGGACATTTCCCAACCCGACATTTTCTTTGGTCACATGATGCGGATTGTTGTAATCGTGTGTATGGTTCTCGAATGTCTCCGTTGTGACATATCCGACCGCTCCGGAGATGATCGCCGTCACGTGTTCCGCGTTGCCGATCGCAACCGCGATGGTATAGTTAAATGTGATTATGGTATCGGATGCATACTTTTTCACCAGTGCCGCACTTGTGCCGGCATTGGCGTAAGCATAAAGAAATGGCGTTCCCCCATCGAGTGACGCAAAAACACCGATCTCGCGCAAATAGAAATTACCTGCCAGATCGGAGTTATTGAAAAGAAAATTGAGTTTTGCCAGAGAGTCAACGACAGTGATCTCCGTGATTCCGACCGTCATGACAAGATGCACAATATCAGTCAGGGTGTCGATTCGTGACGGAGCATTACCATCACCCAGCTTCACGTTTGTGAATGTAATGGTCTTGCCGTCATGCACCGCTCGGAGCACGGCATTGATTCCGGCATTCGTGAGTTGTAAGTTTGGAAAATTCATCTATGTCCTCCTCAGCCGAGTGTATTTACTTCGAGGATGTTTCTATCAAGAATCAGCGGTCCGGTGTACGGGAAATCAGGCTCAACACAGCCGGTCTGCATGACGAAAGCACCTTGCATGATAGAACCGAAATAGATTTCCTGATCCATGTCCGTCTGCAGGTTGATGCCGTCCAGGTGTGCGGACAACCTCTTGACGGTATTAATTGCCGTGAAGAGATCATCCAGATCATACCCTTCCATGTTGATGTCGATCCGATAGTGTCCCGGATCCCCGCCATACTCGAACCAGTTCAGGCTCTTGCCGTTACCGACCGCTGTCTGGATAGCTGTGTCAACCGCGTACTTCGTGCCGTCCTTTGCACCGACCTGTATGGCTGTCTTAATCAGTGCACGCTTCTTGTCGATATCGAAATCACGCGAATAGTATCTGACATGGAGCTCCACCGCGAGATAATCCAGTACGGTATCGCCGGCCTGATCGATCGCGGCATATACCAGCGCCGTCTGTGAGATCAGAAAGAACCGCGCATATTCCTGTTTGAGTGCGTAACTGATCGCAACCACTTGCGGCTGTCTGGTAAATTCACCCGGCAGAATATCTTTCAGTTCTCCATCTGCCAGATTAATCATCTTGAAGTCCTCCGTATGTGATCGTCTTGGTTCCGAGCTGCGGGATGGCCGTGCCGGCCACCGCTGCAAATGCCGGACTGTTTACCACAACGCGCTTTGCACCGGCAGCCATGCAGAGCTCGATCAGCTTGCCCGGCTCGATGTCGCGCCCGATCCGACCACTCTGCCAATTGGTGTACTCTGTGACGGCCTGCTCGATCGCCGTCTGAATATCTGCAGCAGAGAGCGCATCCGACCTGTTGATGTAATATGTCAGATCCACGTTGTATGTCACGATCTCCGGAGACGAAACAGATACCTGATCCGTCAGAGGGATAACACCCTCATTGATGATATAATCCTCGATTGTCTGACAGACATCCTCTGACAGCAGTTCGCCGTTCTTCCCGATGACTCTGATATCCACCACGCAGGCGGACGGGGATGTGATCTTAGCATCGCCCAGTTCCGGATATGCCGTTTTCACCCAGTACTCATATGCTGTTTCAGGGCCCGCCACTGAATAGTTAGCCGGAACCAGGTACGCACGATCTGCGAGTGACTCATCACTTTCGCGATCTGTGCCGCCGCTGGTTGCCTCGAGATTCTCACAAGTGGCCACGTAGGCGACCGGATCAACCATGATCGACAGAGCGCCGGCGGGGATATCATTCCCTGCGATGCCGTCCGTGAGTGCAGAGCAATGCACATCAACATAAGATTCCCCGATCGGGATCTCTGCGTATTCATCCGTAGCAAAATAGATATCGGCGTTCTGCGTAGTGACTCGCGTCCCCTGCGGGATGGAGATCACAGATGAGCGGATAGCCGACAGACTGAAGCGCACTGTGCAGACGGCTGCAGCTGCGTCCTGTCGCTCTACGCCCTTGATCGCAACAAGGTTGTCAAGATAATCTCCATAAGCGTACTTAAGGAAATTCATTTTGCCGGCCTTATTGACGTTTTCATACATCTGCATGAACTGCACTGCACAAGCGTACAGCATGAGCGTGATCGGTTCGCCGTCCTTAAGAACCACCGCCTGATTTGTCTCTTCCTGGAATTTTGTCTGATAATCAGTTATCAGGCGCTCTTTGATCTCATTAAGAGTGATGTCCCCGATAAAAGAAATATCAGGCAAGCGGGCAATTTCGTTAATCATTATTAGATGCCCTCCTTACAATATTGATAGTGACTGTAAGCTTCCCATCGATGCCATACTCCCCATCAACGGAATCTATATTGATTTCCGGAAGGAATGAGTCCGCTTTTTCCTGCAGCTCCACTGCAAGCTGATTGAGCGCCTCCGGCTGTGGCAGATCCAGAAAATCACGACTGAGCCCGAAGGATCTGCTACCGGGAATGGTTTCCTCCGTGCACATGAGCAGCGTCCGGATCCGCACGTTATATTGATCGAGTTCAGATGCTGACATCTCATCGAGGGATACTATTTTGATATAATCATTCATGTCAGTTGTACTCCTTCATTGTGATGTCAGCAGATGCCCGGACAAGTTCGCCTTTGTTCCAGACCTCTTTCCAGTCCGAATTGATGGACTCGATATAATACTTATTTCCGCCGATCCGCTTGCCGCCGATATACAGGTACTGAAGTTCCCCCAGCCTGACCGCCTGTTCTAGCCGGTCGATGCATTTGCGGGGTTTCTGCCCACGCTGTACGGAAAACGTCACATTAAAAGTTACGGACGGCTGATCGATACCCTGATACTCCGTTCGCGGTTTAGCTTGGTTAATGTTATGCGTTGCCCATCTGGCCTTGATGGATCTCTTGAAATCAGTGAAGGGCAGCTGCTTATTAGAGTTGACCGCAAACTTTAACGCGCTCCCCCAGTTTCCGATCTGTGCCATCTATATCAACCCCCTTCTAATGCGCTCACGCGGCTCTCTAGGGACCGTAGGCGCGAGATAATCTGTGAAACAGTAATTTCCCCGTCCTCGACCTTAAACTTGATCTCTGGCGCGAAATACAAAAGCGTACCACCGTCTTTGTATTCGGTGTACGCTTCTCCCATGTCATGACCGTATTCTTTTCTGTAGACATCCGCGCCGGTTTTCATCGGCTTGTTCGTCTGGTTCCAGTAGTGACCGAGCACAAGACCTCTGGCCTGCCCGGACGGCAGATGAAGCGCGAGGACTTCGTCCCCGATCTTCGGCATTTTGTATTCATCGTTGAAAGAAACCGTTGAAAGCGGGACCGTTACGGCGTCATCCATATCCGGATATGTGACGGAGATCATGCCGCTCGCATAGTCAATCTTTGATACCCTTCCGATCCTGATTAACCTGTCCGCCATGCCATCACCTCACAGTCTCTTATAGCATTTATGCATATCAACCTTTTGTTTCGTGCCGCCGTCTGAAATAGACGTTGTGATCTTATCGATGTAATACTTCCCGGATGCTTTGCCCATACCTTTAACCTGAACCGTCTGTCCGGAAGTCAGTACCTGATTCATCCAGATCGTGCCGGATAGCTTGGTCATCGTCTCATTTGCTTCGTTGACCTTCTGCCGGGCTTTTGTGTCTGCCTCTGCATGACTGTCGCACTTGCTGTTAACATACAGCACACGGGACTTCAGCGAGGTCTCATCGGCATTTCCGACAGACAGCTTGATCTCGTCCTTGCTGGACTTATCGGATTTATACGCTATGATCGCACCGGTGTAAGTCCCTTCGAGTTCATCGTCATAGCTCCAACTGTCCCCGATAAAGTCCTTCCGGGTAATCGTGCAGACCGGGCTCTTTGCTTCCAGTCTGCCGGCATCGAAGATCACGATCTTCTTGTTGTAAATCTTCATCTTCAGGCCGTAATCCTTCACGGTACTCGCGAGGAAATCGGAGTCTGTTTTATCTGTCTGCTCCAGTGATTCGATGTTGATATCGCCGGCATTGTATATGCATGTCAGGCCATACCGTCCGGCGATCTCATTCCCGATCTGCGAGAGCGTCACGCCCTCCCATGTCTTTGTTCTCTGCCGGGTCTTAAAACTCCGGTCCTGTGGGATCGCAAGACCGCCGAAGGTGCACCGGAGTGGACCGCCTGAGAACTTGATCGAGTCCAGGATAAAACGGCCATAAGTAAGCTTCAGCCGTTCCCCGACATAATTCCAATCTTTGAAAATGGCCCCACCCGTAATGACATCGCCCTTTGTCGGATACCAGTCTTTGATCCACTGCATATCCGCGTCATACAGATCAATGCTGATTGCATCACTGGAACCAGCAGCGACATCCGTGAACGTCACCCCGATCAGGTACGGCTGCAGCTTCTCAGAAATGTCATGGCCGTTGAAATTCAGCGTAGTGACCACGCGCCGACCTTTGATTCGCTCACGCTGGACTACTGTGACGTAGGCAGATGCGATCTTCATAGCTTCTTCCATGCCCGCCATATCAGTCCGCCTCCGTTGCCCAGATCGTGTTATCATCATCGGAATGCCAGAACGGCAGGTCATCTGCCGACTTTTCCGGGATGTCCGGGACTGTGATCTCTATGCCGCTGTCGAATCTGAGGATCTCTGTCAGAGGCAGGTTAGCCTCCAACAGATGCCTCATGTATTTCTCATCCCCGAACAGCTTGTAAGAAATCAAGTCCCAGGTATCACCCGATATTGTCTTATATATGGATGCCATCCGAATACCTCCCCTTTACGCGTAAGCCATCCGGCGATCATCCGCTTTCATGCGCTCATACATGGATCGGAACTGTTCCATCGACCACTGCAGGGCATTCCTGACATCACCTTCTGAAGCGTTGCCAGTGATCGTGATCTGCGGTGCGAACGTCACAGATCCGGAAGACTCCCCGCCATATCCGGCGCTTGCGGCATTGAGTCGGTTCATACTGCCTGACAGGGAATCTGTTGTACCCTGTCCGACCGTTCCGGCAAGACTGCTCGCCGCGCTGTATACGGTCGGCGCTGACTGCTCCATACCACCGGCAAGACCCAGACCGACATAATTGCCGATGCCCTCCATGACTTTCGAGGGTGAATGAATCTGCAGGGCTGAAGACATGACGGACGCGATCTGAGATGCGATGCTCTGGGCCGCTGCAATGGCTGCAGCTCCGCCCGCCTGGATGCCGGCAACAAGTCCGGCCATCATGTTGTTAGCGATGCCTGCAAGATCGATCGAAGCAAATGCCGCCACAATACCGCTTGCGGCTGTCTCTGCAGCTGTCTGCGATGCCGTCATGGTAGTTTCAACGGTTGTCTGTACGGCTGTAAAGTCCGTTGTAATCGTTGTGTTAACCGTTGTAGACATCGTTGTGATGGATGTCTGGACGGCTGTCGCCGCTGTGCTGACAGTGGTCTGCATAGTGATCATCGTAGTATTAAGAGTCTCAACTACTCCGTCAATCGTACCGGCATCAATAGATGTCAGCAGGCCCGAAAGAGCGTCCGGACTGAGCGTGCTCGTAACGTCAGGACTGAGTGCTGTCTGAGCCGCCTCACCGATTCCAGCAACAGATTCTTTTGCCTGCTCGAATTGTTCATTTATGTCTCCGGCATTTTCAGCGGTTTGCTTTGTCTGCATGGCTGCAGCTGACTGTTCCGCAACCATATCCTCGTAAATGCTCGATTGTTTGCTGACCTCTTCGGTCGTATCGGCAGCTGCAGAAGTCATTTCATCAGTGGAGATCGTGCCGTTCTTCAAGCCTTCGGTTACGGTATTAATCTGCTGACCAAATTCCGCCCATGCCTGAGCCATTGCATCGCCGCTACCCGCCTGCTCCTGGTTCATGCTGTTTATAGTGGCATTTACTTCTTTACCTAATTTACCGATTTCTTTACCCGACTGTGCCCATCCTTCTATATATCCTTTTTGAACATCTGATAACTCAGTCAGTCCGGCAACATTCTGCTGTACCAATGCCATCACTTGCGACTGATTATCAGCAAGGAACGCATTATTCTGTTCACCGAAGTTCTCGTCAACAAAACTATCGATCAGACCTTTGATGTTAGCGCCTAGATTCGAAAGTGTGTCAGCAATACCCTGAACAATACCGGCAGCAAGCGCGCCGCCGGCAGTAACGAAATTCGGCACGGCCATGAGTACACCATTAACCAGATTAAGTATGATTGTCGGGAGCTGTCCGGCAAGGATCGGGATGGCTGTCAAGATGCCCTGAGCAAGCCCCTGAATGATCGCAATGCCGCCCCGTAGGATCTCACCGGAATGAGTAGCAAGACCTGTTGCAAGCTGTCCGAGAAGTGTTCCTGCAATCTCACCGATCTCCGCACCGTTTTCAGTAAACCATGTTCCGATGTTGGTTATCATGCCGCTGAGTGCTTCCGTCCACTGACCCGCAGTGTCTTCAGCAATCAATCCTTGACCGAGTCCCTTAATCAGGTTACCTGCAGCCACGCCAAACTCAGATGTATAATTCAAGAATCCGGTTCCTACCGATGTGATAATGGCAGCTGCTGCACCACCGATTGACTCGGAGTTTTCTTCTGATCCGATACTCTTAACAAGTTCCGTTGCAAAATTCGTTGCCGCCTCAATCGCCTGAGGGCCGGTTGTCTGTAGCTCGGTTGCAATATTCCCGACCTCAGTTCCGATCTGCTGTGCAAGCCCTGTGAGGCCGTCAACCTTGAATGCTTCTTTCAGGTTATTCATGGAGTCCGTGATTTCCTGCACGGCTCCACGAAGGCCCGTTCCTTCTCCTCCGACAAGGTTGTTGTAGATCTCGATACCAAAGTCCTGTGTTGTGGATTTCAGGATATCCAGATCACCCTGAAGGGTATCAGTTGCAGTCTTGTATCGCTCATCCAATACATCGAATGCTTCACCGGCTTCATCAACGCCGTTCCTCGCATTCTCCAGATTCTGCAATAAACCACTCCACGCACCGTCTTCACCGATCGAGTCAAGCAGATACTGTGCTTCCGACTGATAATTAGTACCGAACAGGTTAGCCATGATCTGAGCTCGTTCGGATTCATCTTTAACATTTCCAAGAGCAGTTTTGATATTCCCCAGCATCTGCTCGAATGATAGGAAATTGCCGGAATCATCCGTGATCGTGGTTCCAAGCTGTGCAAGGGCCTCGTGCACGGGTTTTGAATCCTTAGCAAGCCGCGTGAACATACTGTTCAAAGCTGTACCCGCCTCACTACCCTTTGTACCGTTATTTGCAAGGATGCCAGCAGCCGTGCCGAGTTCATTCAGATCAATGCCCAGAAGCCTGGCCGCACCACCGGCCCCGATCATGGTTTCCATGAACTCCGAACTGGAATAGTTCGCAGCCGAATCAGCGCGGGCAACCATGTCCATGTATCCGCCGTAGTCATCCATAGTCAAACCGAGCGCGCCCATCGAGTCAGTAACCAGATCGGATGTCCTCGCAAGATCCTCCCCTGATGCGGATGACAGCTTGACCATATCATCCAATGCGCTGATAGAATCATCCGCACCCCATCCGGCAAGAGCCATATATTTCAAAGCCTGGGCTGCTTCAGTGGCTGTTTTGTTTGTGGTGGCGCCGACATTCCGCGCCGCCTCTGCATATTGCGCGTAAGCTTCAGTACTCTTGTTAATTCCGGCAGTACCTGCAAGATCCGCCATAGCAGACTCGAAGTCCATACCGACACCAGTGGCGGTCTTACCTGCTGCAATCATGCTTCCCGTAATCGCCGCAAGACTCCCCGCACTAGCTTTAAAGAAAGTACCTACAGCCTTTCCTGCCATCGACAGTCCCTTTTGTACAGGAGTCCCTCCGCCGTTCAGCTGATTCAGTATGCTCTGAGCATCGCGAGCTGCAGATGACAGGCTTTTATCCAGTTTTCCGCCAATTCGTATCGCTAACTTGTAATCGCTGCTCATTTCTTTGCCATCCTTCTACGCTGCTCGTTTATTTCTTCCATGACTTCGACATAATCCTTGACTGTTAGAAGCAGAGTGGAGACGGGCAGGCTCATAAAATAATCAAGCCCGGTTCCCATCTCCATGCTTAAGCGGATGCAGATTTTTCGGATCTCATAACAGTCAGACGGATTCATTCCCCGCCGAAAAAACTGTTTCTAACCTTATTCTTCACGCGAACAACATCGCGCGCCTTAAGCTGATTGAAAAATTCAAGCGGTCTGTGAGTCGCCTTGTGAGCGATGAAGAGACAATACTGCACATCCATCTCAGGATTCACAACGACCCGGCCAGCCCTTGTGAGCATATCAGCTGCCTCCGTCATGTCCTTTGCCGTGATGTTGTCGAAGCCTGAGAAATCAAGTTCATCAATCTCCTCGCCTTCAAAACTGTATGTCCGCGTAAGCTTCAGGATGTTGCTGTCTTCCTCTTCGACCGCACTGTTTTCGAGTTCAACGATATCGGTATTTTTTCCCATAAATAAAATCTCCTCTTAAAAAATGGAGCTCAGGATATTACACCTGAGCTCTGATCTTTGCGAGCTTATCCTCGCCGTTGAGGACAAACTTGAAATTAAGTTTATCGAGTTCGAGCAGAGTGGTCTTATCAGAGGTGACCTTGATGTACATGATCTCGATCTCAACCTCATTCTCCATCTTCTTGCCCTTTTCGAACTTGCCGAGAGCAATGTTTTTCGCCTTGCCCCTGACAACGATCTTAATCGGTTTATAGTCCGTTTCGCCGGTCGATGTGTCCATCATCTGGACGGATCCGCGCAACGTCATGGTCTTGGGACGTGTCGGATCGATGATCCTGAAATAGTCCTTGTTGATGACCGCCCACTTGATCGTCATGGTTGCGGATTCATACTGACCGGTAACCGGGTCCTCGATCTCGCCGAGAATACCGGAACCGCTGAGCGTGTCCGTGATCGCGGTGAACTCAGGAAGTTCGATATCCGCATCCTGTCCGACAAGTACATCTCCGTCTTCATAGACGTTGAAATGATTTAATACTTCAGGTAACTGCAGCATGCTCATATTGCCTTACCTCCTTCCTTACGCCGTAATCGTATTCATGACTTCTGTGAGCATCGTCACATCATACGAGAGAATGTTGTCGATCTCCTGAGCCGGTGTATATGGTGCAATCCTCTGACGGAAAATGATCTTGCCTGCGAGAAGATTTGCAGTCGGGTTATCAGTTGCATAGTAGTTGATCTCAGCACCTGCCCAGTGATCCGGAGCAAATGCAGCGCAACGCACGTTCTCAGCGTCCACGATCGACTCGATCAGGACCGCATTGAGCGGATCATCGACCTTATCAAAATAAATCTGAATGAAATTATTGCCTTGCCAATTAAACATCCGGCGAACTGGAGCCCAGACGTCTTTTACTTCGGAACTATACGGATATGCGCCCGTGTACGATCCGAAGAGTCTCCAGCCGTTCATATTGAGTGCTGTGTTGACACCGTAGCTGTTAACGGTTGTGGCCTGATCCTGTGTGAGGACGATCTCCGTGCCGTCTTCGAGGCATGTAGCAACCACGCCGGAACCGCCACGTCCTACGATTCTGTTAGACGGGGATCTGCTCGGTACGCCGTCATTGTTGGCATCCGTGTAAGCCATGAGTGCCGCAGCGATCGCGGACAGGTTCATGATGCTGTCAGAACCGGAGACCTTAACGCACGGCCATACAGGATAGCAATACGGGGATGTGTATCCCGCTGTTTCCTTTGCCGCGCTTACGCCGGTATAGGTCCTGGTCGTGGTAGATTCCAGGTCGAGCACTGCAAATGCCTTGAAGACGCCGTTGATGTTGGCAGCCTTAGCATAAAGCGCCGCACCGACTGCAGAACTCTTGGAGTACTTCGGAGCGCACAGGATGGTCGGAACAACACCGAGACGCGGATAGACGAACTGAATCAGTTCAGCGCCCTTAGCAACGCCTGTCTGAGAGTTGTACTCGCCGATGATCGCGGCGTCTGTCGTATTGACGTCCTGCACGCAGTAGCTAATCGCCACGTTCGCGGATGCATCGAAGCTGGATCCCGTGCCCGTGATGAAGGTCACGATCATATTGCCGGCTTCATTGTATTCGATCGTATAATCGCGGTTTTCTACCAGATCCGTACTTCCCTGCTTAAATGTGGTTTTGCTCTTGATGACATACAGATCGCTGAAAGTGTATGTCTCCGGAACCGGGTTATTGATCGATGCAGTCTTTGGTGCATAGGTCGGTGCGAGCACATTCGGAACTGCGATATACACAACCGGAGAGATCGGGAAAAGGTTCTCTGTGATCCACATCATCTGGCAGAGCGTGAACTTCTGGAAGTCCGGATTGTATCCGAATGTTTCCTTTGCTTCTGCTGAGGATCTGCAGAGAATCGGGTTATTCAGTAAGTCTTCGAAGTTGTCCATCTGGTAGATGGGCGCGCTTCCGATCACGACAATCGCATCCTGACCCGTGCGGGTATTCGGCATGACGGTCGTGTCTTCACTCACGTATATACCATGCTTGATAGGCATACTCATTTACCTCCGTTAATAAATTCATAGACAGCCTTAAAGCCTGCCCAGTAAACACCTGTTTCTGTCAGGATGCTTCTTTCCGCTTTTGAGTAGTCCTTAACCTGAATCATAAGAACATTCGCGAGCGGTACGGCTTCCAGAAGTGCGCTTGCGGACTCCGGAAGACCTGCATACACCGTATTCTGTACGAGTGCATACTTTGCAGCGGTCGGTCCAACGTACATCAGATTCTGGACAAGGCCGCCTTTCGTCTCTTTTTTAGTCGCCATATCTTGGCTCTCTCCTTCCCGGCTTTGGAACCCAGAACTTGAGTTCAACGCCTCCAAAGTAATAAGGATATGTGTCTTCGTCCTGAAGATCCCACTGCATTTCAGGCAGGCAACGGAATGCTTTATGTCCAGGCGTCCCGATAGTCGGTTCCTCACAGAATCGGCGCGTGATCCGATCGATCGCGTTCATAATGTGATAATGCCCGCGATTGTTTTCGTCATCGTCATGGATCCCGATCAGGATGTCCGCCGTTACGGTCCACATGTCATAATCATCTGTTGTCTTGCCATCCTGCAGCCGCACGATGAAGTACGGGAAAAACTGATCGATGTCTTCATCGTCATTCTTCATCACCGGCAGGAACTGAGCATAACCGGTGAATCCGTTCGTCCATTCCTCTTCAGCGGATGCATTCTGCAGGCTCTTCAGGATTGTTTCAATTTCTGTAATCAGCGCCCTCTGCAGGTCGCTTGCAACTGGTATATCTCTTTGCATTGCTCCCCCTTATCCGATAAGCGCTTTAATCTGCTGACCCATATATTTCTTAAGGTCTGACTTGATTTGAGGCTCTAACACGCCGTAAACGCGGTTACGTGACCCGATCATGTACGGCGTTGACTTGGATTTGAGTTTTTCGATCGGCAATCGGTCTTTCGTCTGTCTGACATAAACATGGCCGTTTGCACTGCCACGCCCCACAAATGCCTTATTGCCGTACTTTCCAAGCGGTTTCAGACCACTTCGAACGATATCGACCTTAACCCCGCTTTTCGGTGCGCTGTACTTAAACTTTTTGATGTCCAGTGTGTCACCGTGAGAGCGGATGATCGCCGTGAGATCTCCAGCAGTCGCTTTCTTGATCTGCATGTCCTTGTTAAAACCGCCCTTCTTGACCGTGTAGGACGCCTGTGCTTTCGCTGCAAGCTTCTTACGTGCCGTTGTGGCAGTCTTATTTAAGGCTCTTGCGATATAGACCCGCGCTTTATTTCCGGCGAGCTCCTGCAGCTTCTTAGTGATCGCCGCGAACTCGCCCTCATCCAGCTTGTAAGTAATCGTTACATTGCCGTTCATGCCCTGTTCGCCTCAATCGTGATACTGTAAACGCCGTATTCATCGACAGCATCCGCGACTCTGTACCGCTTCCGGTCGAGCATCAGAAGACTGCCCTGCTTCGGGAGCGGGCCGTAGTCGGATGCCGCCACATAGATAAGTTTCTGGTTAAGATAGATGCCGTCCATATTCTGATTGAATCGCTTCTCACGCTCGATCTGCTCGTTCGTGTCGATCTGTACCGGCATTTCCTTACCATTCACACAGTGAATATCCGAAAACTCATCTAAGTTCAAAAATGTCCTGTGTACATCCTGTTGGATGATGTCTTTGAATGCGCTCATTTTTTCGCCGACCTCCTGCGCTGTGGTGTCTTCGGCACTTTACCGACAAGCGCCTCCGGATCTCCATCACTGGACTTGCCCGGAAGACCTGCCTCTGCTGTCATCATCCTCGCTTTCGGTGCTTTGTCGTGGACATCCACCTTATCCCAAAACGCCGCACCTGATTCCAGCCATGCATTAACAAGAGCCGAATCACCTGCCGGGAGCGCGTCCCCGACCCTGTACTGTTTGGAATGGTGCAGGATCGGGAGTTTCGCCCTGAGCGTCATCACGCGTTAATCTTGACAAGGACGGTGGTATCGCTTGCCGCTGCGTCTGCAGCTACATAGCCGTTCGCGTTGCCGGAAGCGGCTGCAGCTGTGCCGTTTGTGATCGCTACTTCCGTTCCCATTGTGAGAGCTCCGGAGCCTTTAGCGAACGCAAACACACCTTCTACGTGGATCGAGCCAACAGCGCCCGGTGCGATGTCGCAACCAGCAACACCGATACGGGAGCCGATCGTTACCACTGTGCCTGCTTCGATCAGGGTATCAGTGGCATTCTTGTAATCAAGGCTTTCGCCTCTCTGGAAATATTCAGCCATTATTCAGTCCTCCTTTTAATCAAAGAGTAGTGCCCGGATTCTTTACGAGGCCTCTGAAGTCTCTGACAGAGATGCCCCAGTCAAGCCAGATGTCCCATGTGAATCCGAGTGTTCCCGGTGCCTCCATACGTCTGACTGTCGGTACTTCGTTGCCGTTGAGGTAGTCGACCTGGATGCCGCGTGCAGATGTCTCATCAGCTACGAGGAACCACGGGCAAGCATTCGCACCCGCAAGAGCATTGAGAACCGGAGACTGTACGATCGTAAGCGGATAGTTGTACAGCGGGTTGACATCATTGTTTGCAGAGCCCGTAACCTGAGTAGATCCGAAGATCACTGCAAGATCGAACTCATAGCCCATCGGAACAATGAGAGCCTTCGGTGTCATGTAGATCGGATCACCAAACTGATCCGTCTGCTTCTGCATCTGCAGGATAGCTGCCTGAATAGCCTGCTGTGTCGGTGCTGTGCCGGAAGCAATGACGTTCTTATGATCTGCATGGAACAGCGTCTTTCCGTCAAAGATCGCCGGGTTGTTGAACAAGATGCCATAGACCTGCTTATCGATGGTCTTCTTTGCAGATGCTGCATAGAGGCCCGGTACTCTGGTCAGGAATCCGATATCATCGTTCACGAATGCCTGTCTGGTCATAGAGAACTGTCTTGCATAGGTGTCAAGCTTTCTCTCCGGAAGCAGTTCCGTGCTCGGCTTGTCTGCTTTGATTTCGCCGTTTTCCGGAACCAGAAGGAAGTCGCCTACGCCGCCGATCACATACTCATGATCTGCAGATGCTTTGAAGTCCGGAAGGGATCCCTTAGTGGTGAACTCCTGGAATGTGGTCGGTACTTTGTTATACAGGTCCACGATGGACTTGCGGATCGTGGTGTCCATGATCGCCGGGAATGCCGCTGTCGGGTTATAGAACTGTCTGGAAAGCTCAGTGTAAAGATCGGTGCTGTCCATGCGGAGAAGATCGTTTACGCTCTTGCCTTCACGGCTCAGGCACTCAATAGCAAGATCTCTGAGAGAAGTTGCTCTCATTTCCTGAGCGCCCGCTGCCGGTGTGGCAACATTCATACCAGCTCTCATCATGAGGCCGTCTGTAGCTGCAGCACGGAACTTGTCAGCTTCATCAGTTGTGACTGTTGCGGAAGCTGTGACCGGCTTACGGCTGGCCTTGACTGCTTCAAGGACATGAGCGCGGTACTGATCGACAGTTGTGCCGTCTTCAATAGCTTTCTTTGCGTCATCCATGCCCCACTCTCTGGCAAGGTCATTGATTTCGCTTGCGCGTTCGCGTTCAGCTGCAACAGCTCTCTGAGTATCCTCCGTGTGATCTGCAGCTTCTGCGGCTTCAATTGCTTCAAAAGCTTTCTGAAGCTCATCGAACTCTTTGAGCTCTTCGCTGTTCATTGCTCTTCCGGCAGCACGCGCAGCTTCAATCAGTGCATTCTGCCGGGCAAGAATCTCTGTTCTAGTCATCTTTTTACCTCCATAAGATTTTTGTTGTATGTAGTAAGCCTTAACAAAGTTTCCATCATATCTACAGATTCCTGCTCCGTTTCAAGTTCTCTGCCGACACCCACGGAAGCATCAGCCGGAACTGAAACAATACTGATTTCGAGCGGCGTCCATTTTCTCGCAATGGAGCACGGCCCTGTGAATCTGCCGTCTGTGGAAACCTTGCCCGGCATTACCTCCTCCCATGAATCCACCGAGTAGCCGACAGACACGCCCTTCAACGTCCCAGACGCTACCTTCTGGCGGATCACTTCGGCGCGCTCATCGGTATCAAATTCGATCTCAGCGCACCCTCTGTTATCCTCAATCCATGTTCTTGTGATCTTGCCCATGACTTTGTCACGATCATGGTTAAAAAGCACTACACCCATTTCAGACAGACGGGACAGGTCAATCGCCCCTTCTGCATGGTCGAGGATCTCCGGACCGAACCATCGTGTATATGGTTCTTCAGAAGAAAATGAAAGCGTAAACTTCCGGTTGTTCTCCTCACCTTCAAGGGCTCGGATATTTCCAAAAAGCTCACGCGTGTTGTTGTCCTTATTCTGCTTGTTCTGTTTTGTCGGGTCGGGGTTCTGTGACCTCTCCCTCCGGAGCATTGCCCGCTCCGCCATTGTCATCCCCTTGCGGGTTTTCATTCGGGACATTTAACAACACACCTCCCAGATCCAAGCCTTTCGACTTGGCATATTCGTTGACTTCCACCATGTCATCAATCTGCGCTTTCCAGTCGCGGCCGTTTTCTGCAGCGACCTGCTTAAATGTCTTGATGCCATAGTTGAGAGCCGTCTTCGTTGCGCTTGCTTCTTTGAGCGGATCGATCCACGCCTTCGGCTGCTTAATCCAGGCATGGTTGCAATAAGCATCCTTATCAGACCAATAGCCTGCACGCTTCAGCAGCCCGGCCAGGAAACAGCAATCAATAAATGCCTCATAGATCGCATCCATGACGGCCATGAGCTGCTCTGCCTCTTCTGCAAATGTCAGATCATCCTCGATGATGCCCTGCCGTGCAGAGCTGTAAGATGTTTCTGACATATCGCGGGATGTCGCTTCGTAGCTAACCCCCTGACCGGCTCCGATCATCCTCTGCTGAAGCTTCGTGAAGCTTGTTGCATCAGCTGACTGCCCGGTCGGATTGACCACTTCGATATCATCGCCGGCATTGAGTTCTTTCATCATGCCAGGCGTTAGCGTCTTCCCGTCATAACTCTTCCGGTCATCCGGCCTGTTCTGTCGCCCCAGACCGACAGGAGGGATTGTCTTCTTGATGAAGACTGACAGGCAGGCCATGATTCTCTGCTTGACAGATACCGCCGTGATAAACTCGTTCAGGTCGCGGATCCGCGTGAGTGTCGGAGCCATGTCGGACATCTCGCGGACCTGAGACGGACGTTTCTTCGTGAAATAAAAGATCACGTCTTCTGCTGGGATATAGATCGGTTCCGTCAACGAAAAACCATCGATCTGATACTGATTAATCCAATACCCGACCGCCCGGTTATAACTGTTATACTCGATACCCCCGACCACTCTGCAGCCGGCGTTCTTCGGCGCGCTTACACTTCCGTCAAGCTCATCGACCTCGAAAACCTGCAGCTGCATCGGGATCTCCGCGTCCTCGACATACCGCTTGACGATCAGCACCCCGCCGTCTACCTTCTTACGGACTACCAGCATCCGGAGCAGCTGAGTAAACGACTGTGTGCCGGTGACCTCGCAGTTACCTGTCTTACACCATTTCTTCCAGAGCTTCTCGATCTCTTCGTTCAGTTTCTCATTTGATGTCATGGCCTGCAGCCGATAACCGGATCCGACCACATTGCGCTTGACCGCTCCGATAATGGAGTTCATCACGTCACTGTTCCGCTCAAGATCCCGCGCTCGCGCCCTGACCATGTCCCGGCTGTAAACGTCCGTGCTCTCGGCGGACTGGTTCCATGTACGCCATCCGGCATTTAGCCTGTGATCGCTTCCGGCGTCATAGTTCTTCATCTCTTCCAGGCCTTGACGCCATGCTTCACGCCGAGCGCCCCATTCGGGAGAGAGCCACGCTATGAAATTATCTAACCATCCCATAATGTCATCACCTCTCCCAGGGCCACACGGCCACATAACAATCATCAAAGAAGCTGTTGTTGCCTTCATCGGCAATCGCCTGAGCTTCCAGATCCTGCCGCATCTTATAGAGCTGAGACAGGTCGGCACGCGTTAGCTTCCTACTTCCTATGGTGTAGCTCTGGCCGCCGAGCAGGATCGCACTGATAGCGTTATTGATCTGCACAAGCATCTCCGCGTTTGTCGGATTAACCAGTCCGGAACTGCTGACTGTTTCACTTGTCGCCATGTGCTCACCTCCTTATATCCAAGATTCATTCGCCTGTATCCAAGTTTCTTCAGGCGCGTATTGCTGTTGCTGTTGTGGTTTCGGTTCCGGTTCCTCTTCTGCCAGGTGCATCGACCGGACGCCCATGATGTCGGCCGCTGCCAATGCGTACACGTCACAATCAAGATAATGATTATCTATGTGCTGCGTCTTCGGGACCCATTTTTGCACAACCCGGCCATTCGACCGGACATTGATCTTATGCTCTGCTGTGACCTGCCGCGCATATTCCAGATCGCACCCTTTGTAAACCATCCATGAGCCGGTCCCGTTAGGTTTGTGCAGTCGGCTTGCAATCATGTCTTTGTACTTATCGCCGTCCGTCAGCACAAGCTGGATGCCGTCCCCTTTAGTTCCGGGACGATTGACAGTTGACAGCTTATAGTGACTAGTCATCTGCGTGTTGGATCCTTTGACAGGCATTGCCCAGTCGAGATTCGACACGCAGAATTCATATGTATCATCGGCGTTGTATCCGGAGTCGATCAGGCACAACTGCACGACAAAATCATCACCGGCTTTATTCCGGTATGTCAGATTCATGACTCGGTCAATATCTGCAAAACTGCTGACCTGACCGTGTGTAATGCTCTGAGATGTGATGTAATCGCCCCATGCCCGGATATCGTAGTACAGGCAATTCTTCTGCACGTCCACGCCGCCTGTGAGAATCTTTGCCCAATCAGGCACGACAAACTCCTCATCGTCCGTCTGTCTTGCAAGGACCATGTCCTCATCGGTATGTGTTGCCGTGTCTTCCCAGGGCTCTGCGAGCCACGAGTTCCGGAAGTTCTGCAGGCGCTCCGGATCATCTTTCGAGTTCAGGAACTCAAGAGCGATCTCGGAAAATCTCACAAATGGCGAATATAAAGTATTGATCCAGAAAGCAACCTTCTTTTTGCCGGTTGTGTTCTGCTTGACTACTCTCCATTCACCCTGTTGGAGCATCCGATCTTTATGATAATCATTAATCAATGCGCCGCATTCCTGACAGACATACACCGCCATATCTGCCCGCTCATTTGTGGTCATTCCTTCTTTGTCTGGCCACTTGATCTGGTTGAACTTCAGTTCGATCATCTCCCCGCAGTGGGGACACGGGACGAAATAATGTTTCTCGAGATCTGCACCTTCAAGCGCCTTCCAGATATGTCCCTCTCGGACGGTCGGCGTAGATGTCATGTAGGTCTTACGGTTTGCGAATGTCTTTGTACGTTCGCGGGCCAGAGCGATCGGATCGGCTTCCTTTTTCGTGTTTGACGGGTATTTATCCACCTCATCAAGCATCAGGTACTTGATCGCTTTTGATGCGAGACTTGACGGGCTGTTAGATCCGACAAGTGATAAATACATCCCCTGAAACTGCAGTTCCAATTTCTGACTCTGGAACTCTTTGAACAGTTCCGACAGACTCGGGGATGCCTTAATCATAGGGACTAGTCTGTTATCACTGATTGATTCCGCGAGTTTATCGGTCGGATAAACAACCATAGTCGGGGAGGGATCCTGCTGGATGATGTACCCGATCATGTTCAGCATGGCTTCTGATCCACCGATCTGGGTGCACTTACAAAAGATCACTTCTTCTGATTCGTAGTTCAGGATCTCGTCCATCACACCGACAAGATAAGGTGTTTTCCGGTTTCTCCAAGGGCCTGGCATAGCTGATGTTTTGCTGTCGAGTAGTCTATATTTTTCAGCCCACTCGCTGACTGTGAGTTTCTCCGGAGGCTTTAGATACCGCAGGGCCTCCTGAATGTACTTTGCACAGTCATACTTCTTAATCAGTGTTCTTTTTCGGCCTGCCACGTTTCGTCTTTTTCGGGGCTGCCGGTTTTGCCTCTGTCCCTGCGATGACGAAGGAATTCAGCATGCCATTGATTTCCTGAGAGAGGTCCTGTTCCAGTTTTCTGGACTCTGCCGGCTCCAGCTGACCGGAGACAAAACCGATGATCCTCGACGGCAGATTCATTGCAAACTTTTTGAAGGTCACAAAAAACTTGCCGTAATCCATCTGGACTTCTTCGACGGAGATGTACTCACCATTTGCGATAGATGTCTTCAGCCGGTGCAGTTCCCCCTGTGATTCCTTCAGGGCTATGTCTGCTTCGAGTTTTTTCTTTTTCAGCTCCTCTTCACTTACTGAGGCTCTTCCGTTTGCTTTGCGCTGCAGATACTGCACATATCGCTGTACGTTTTCCTTCAGGTCATACTTCCTGGCATTTGGTGCTGTCTTAGCAAGCGTCCCGTCAGCGGTCAACTGGAAGATTCGTCTGGTCGACAGGCAAAAGTACTCGGACAGCTCTTCAGATCCGACCAAAGTCCTGTTTTTCTGTTCTTCCGCCATACCCCCATCACTCCTCATTGTGTAAGAAATCTGAAAATAAATTGAATTTTGACGCAGTTAAAAATCGGGCTCAAGGCGCCGCAAAAAAATTTAACCGTCAACAGTACCTGACTGAATTGTCTGACAACGGGCAACAAGGCCGCGCCTCGCTGAGAAAAGAAAAAAATTCTTTTTTACGTAAAACGCGAATACTGTACGAGGGGATAGAGGGGAGGGGATGCCCACCCATCTATCAAACAGACTCGCATGAGACAGGGAAAGAGGGAACCCTGCCATGCATGCGAGTCCAAAGAAGAGCGGGATGAATCACAGGTCATATCTCAATCAAGGAGGTTTCATAATGCAATCAGAAACAATGTAGTGTGTGGCACCCAGTCCACCCCCGCTCTTGTTTGCTTTATAAAATGTAAATGATAATCGGTACAGTGCACCCCGATCCGGAGACGGGGGGCGCTCTATTTCATTATCTGTCTGCACTGGATCTTGAAGTATGCTTGAAGTGATCTCGAAGTTATCTCGAAATGATATTTATTTCCTGATGTCTCTCGGATCAGATCAAGGCCGATGCCCTTCAGCTCATTCAAATTATTTATAAAATAAAATTTCGAAATGGATACCCACCACTCGATCCCCCGACCTGATCCGCCGGACCGGCACGGGGCACGGGTGCGCCCTGAGATATTTCCGAAACAGATTCCTGGAATAAGATACCCACTTCATTTTTAGGACGTCTCACAAAGCGAGCACCGGAGACGCAGACAGTCAGACGGCACTCACCCTGTATGAGAAGAAATACCCCCGCGACAGTGCCATAGAAAAAGGACACCGGTCACCCGATGCCCCTATTCCGAAAGGAGTTGAACTATGAAAAAAAGAAGTGTCTCATCACCCTGCCGCACTATCACACTATCGTTATAACATATATAAAACTGACATAACATGACATCATTCACGCACATTCATACGGGAAATGTTCCAGTGCCTCACCGTGCAGACGCAGGATGTGCCGCTCGGTGTAATGGAGAAGCTCGGCGATCTCCGTGAACCGGACGCCCTGCAGGTATCGAAGACGCAGGATATCGCGTTCCGTTTCATTCGACATGCTGCCGATCCGTCTCGTGATGTCCGTGCAGATCTCGACCGCTTGCTTCCGCTGGTCCTGTACCAGGCATAAAAGATCATCGACCTTTTCGGCGTAGTCAGAGAGATCATGTTCACTGTTGAACCCGTGCGGCATTCCGTCATAGTTCGGAGATTTCGGAGATGCATAAGCGCTCCGGAGCTCATCGATTTGATCCTGCAGGATCTTTTCTGAGATCAAAGCCTCGCGGTATTGAAGCAGATATTTCTTTTTTCTTCTGTTCGACTCCCTGAGTGTAATATCCTTCATTTACCTTTTCCTTTTCCGTTGTTCGTGCCATACGCCTGAGTCATAGCCATTGACGAAGCCAACGACCCAGCCCAGTCCTACGCCAAACAAGATCCCCAACATGAATGTTATCAATGACATCACCTGTCCTCATTCGCTATCATCAGCGCCATAAGAAAGACGCCGAATACCCCGCCCGCTATAAAGCTAATAACTCCCACAATAATCATTTTGCTTATCCCATATTTCGAAGAAGTAACGCCGTGTACAGCAGTGCCGCCCCTATCCATTGCAGGCTGACCGCGTTCTCGCCATGACCGGCGATGTTAACAATTAAGCTTCCAACCGCTCCGGCGACCATCATGCCGGGGAAAAGTATTTTTAACATTTAATCCATCACCTCCATATACTCTTCATATATTCTCCGTTTGTCTCTCCCAGATATCCGGATAATGCCGACTGCATCCCGCACAAGTGTCTTCATCTCCGTCAAACCGGCACGCCGCACAGCTTTGCTCGATGCTGAGATAGTCGTCATCTGGCTGAAAGTAATTATCATTATTATCATCATCATAATTACTGCACGGAAACATCCCGTGACATAATGTTGGAAACTCGCGCATATACATATCAACACCGAAATATTTGCAGTTTACGCAAACCCTATCCTCTTCCGGGATATCGTACATATGTATCATTCTTTTTCCCTCGCGTAACCTTAAGTGACTTTTAAGTGACTTCTAAGTGACTTTTCTCCCATTTCGGCGCGTCCGTCTTCCAGTCATCGCAACAGTCATCAAAACACGCGACATACCCGATGTAATGCCCGTCAATGTCACAGTGACAGACTTTGCTTGCCGGTTCGCCGGTGCGGATGTTGTGCAGGCAGTTGCAACAACATTTCGTCATCTCTGTCCACCTCGTAAATCAGCTCCACAATTATGGCAAAAATTATCAGTACTTTTAATCACCGTTCTACACTGGTCACACACCCAATAACTTCTATCGCCCGTGCTTTTTACAATCGCCTTCCCCGTCTTCCGCTCTTCGATAGTCGGAGCGTTGTCTATCATGTCTTCAACGCACCACCACTCTGTTGATATTTCTCCGCCGCCAGAGTAAAAAGCGTTTGCGAACTCTCTACCATGTCTGTCAGCTTGCTTTTGTGCTAATTGGCAATCGGCAATCAGTGCGTCCGCATCAATCAATCTGCTCATCCTTCGCCCTCCACAGCGGACAGTTAAACCGTATCTGTTGACCCGGATCAGGGTCATATCCGCAATCTCTGTTTCCGCAATTGTTGCAATGATGTCCTGTCTGATAAATGTTTCTTAACGCCATCAGAGAATCGAGAATATATGCCACATTGCTGATTGCATCATCAAGCCTGCTCATCCTTCGTCCTCCTGTTCCATGCTTCAATGGCTTTATCACTTCTACCCCACTCACCAGAATTACATCTGCAATGAGTACACCGAACCACTGATAAACTTCTTCGTCCAAAAGGTGGATATACCCTGACGAATTTCGCTTCACTACCGCAAAACGGACATCTTTTCAGTTCACTCATTCTTCCAACCTTTCTGCCTACAGTTTAGCCAACTCATCTGTCAGTTCTTTTCTTTCTGCAAGATGTCTTGAAAGTATTTCCTGTAAAACTTCTGGTAATATTCCATAATGATTTACGGCGCGTAAAGGGTATGATGTATTCGGTCTTACTTCTAAACACCAATGTGCTGTATCGTTACGCATGATATCTTTAAGATCGTAAATAGCTTTATCTAAACTATCTATCCTTTTCATAATATCACTTGCTTTTTCATATGCTTCTAACGTCATTCTTCTCGCCTTTCTGCCCAACACGGCAACTGCGCCATTGACATTTTCATCGCGGTCTGTACGGTGCTGATGGAAAACGTTGCTCATTCATAACTATATCGGCAAGTTTCTGATATCCAAGATTGTAAAGCCACGCAGAAACACCGTGTCTGCTGATTAGATCATCCATCAATCAATCTCCTTCCGCACATCGGGCAAAATTTTATCGGTGCTCTGCCTACCCATCCTGTTGCTCTCATGGCTATATGCCATCCATCCAACCCGAAAGATACAAACGCATGTGAGTTCTTTTCAATTGGTCTTACAAATCCGTCGCTGTCCTCGTGACAATATTCACAATCTGTTTGCTCGGGCTGTGCAGGTGGTAATTCTCCCGTTATTACCTCGCTCGGAATTGTACCAAAATAACCGCCATTATTACGGATAATAACCGTATCTTTACGGATTTCATCTATGTATCCATGAACAAATACCCTGTCACCTATTTTCATCCTGTTCATCTCCCATATCTGCTACGACCTTATCATAAAGCCGTTCAAGGAACTTAATTTCTGTAGCCGTGTCTTCATCATA